GCATCGCCAATAGAAAAAACTGGTGGTGATGGCGCATCTGGAGGAGTGACACTACTAAGATTAAGATCATTAATAGAGGGGTCGGGTACAGGAGTGAAAACAGGTAAACTGACATCATCTGGCATAACCACTGTTGTCAGTGTACTTACGAGGGAGAGATTCACTATAGGCGCCACTGGAACGCTAACTAGTGTTGGTGCATCGGGTAAGGTCGGTAACGCCAATACAGGAACACTAGGCAGTGACAGATTTGGAGGTAAACCCTGATACCCGACCATTCTTTCTTCTAAAACTTTACATGCCGCAAACAATACTGGCATTCTATAAAACTCTGTAGGAAAATTTGCAATAGATGATGGATTTGTATCCCAATTTGTAACAGCACCATAATTTACTAGATCTGCATAAGCCTGAGCAGAACCAGTTGGTGTAGGAATAATGCCAATTTCACTATTGCGAACATAATATACGGGAAACTCTTCAGTTGCCCTTCTTAAACTTGTAGTATCTGCCGCATAGAACCTATCCGAAGATGGTATTTCGGTGGCTACCTTTGAATTTCTTATTACTGATAATACTCTATGTGTAGCACTTATATCAATAGCGGCTCCACTAGAAATAGACGAGATAGAAGAAAACAAATGCAGTAACTCAGGTCGTAAAGCCGCAAAACGACTAATTACATCTTTTATACCATCATCAAACCATCGTTCTGCTTGAGTACCTGAAGTAGAACCAGCTAGTGCTTCTACTTGGTCTTTAAATATAAATGCCATAATTCATCCAGATGTTACGGGGGGCGCAAAGCACCCCCCAGTTAACATTACTTCCAAACCGCATGAGCTTCAGGCATAACAACATCCAGACCAGCCTCAGTTTGAATGAGGTCAATCCTTCTGTCAACACCAGTATTCTCTAGCGACTGAACACCAACATAGATCGCAGTATCACGATTCACGCCATTACCGACCAATGGTCTGTATTTAACGTGCTTCATGTTTACTCCAACCATCTTAGCACCAGCTTGGCCACTGTCAAGATGAATATTCCTAGTAACATTCATATCTCCATAAGGAGTATTTATTCTAGTCATATCCAATCCGAACTTCACGCTTTTTCCAGTAATCTGGAAATTTAAGCGACTAAATTGGCCTTTATCTAAGCTGTTATCAACATAACCGCTTATTTTATGTAGCCAGTTATAAACGTCTGTGTTACACATAAACAGTGTAGCATTAGAGTTATTATAACGTGGATCCATCCAAGTGCTCATATCATCTAAGAAATCATCAGATGATTTAGATGCGGTATTTAATGCGAATACATTGCCACTTTGAACAATGTAATCAAGAATACCCTGAGTATAACGGGTAGTTCCATCAACGTGCTTCTTACCAAATAAGAGAGCTTGCTCGATGTCCCATTTATGCTCAATGAGTTTATTCTTCCATACTCTTGCCCATTCGTCAGGAACGATTTTTAGAGCAGTAGCACGTGCAGTATTAGTCATCTGCATACTAGTTTTGAAGATTTGAGTGTATCCAAAAACATCTGTATAAGGAGTATCCTTATAAGTGCTTGGAAAACTAGAACCTTCAGCAAATGCAGAACCAACTACATACACCTTCATAGCTTCTGTTAAAGAAGCGGCAGCAGTAATAAACGCAGAGCCACTAGAGCTTTTAAAAGTAGTATTACCTGATGCGGCAGTTACGCCACGCACTACTTTTAATCCTACTTCTACTTGCTGTCCGTCATCTACAGGGGCAACTATTATACGAGCTACTATGTAGTCGTCAGCACTGTCATGAACAACAGGTATTTTAACTAACTGATCTTTCATTAAGAAGATCGGTTTTGTACCTGCCGCACCTGCAGCTGTTCCAGTTTGCCCTGAGATATTTTGGATGTTACCTGCCGATAAATAATCTGCTCCTAAACTAACAGCAAAATATGCATCGGCTGCAATTGCTCCAGCACCAAGATGGCCATGAGCATAGGTTAATCCACTTATATCAGCAGATCCATTCCATGCTGAATAACCAAGTACATAGCCATAACGCTTTTGCCACATACTTCTTTGTTCTAGAGATTTAAACTCTGGATCATCCGTTGGTTTTCTCGAAACTTTGTTAAGAAATCGAAAAAAGGGTGTTTGATCTATAGCGAGTTCACTTACGGCAGCACCGAAGTTATATCGTCGCCTAAGATCACCAATACCTGCCCCTCCTGAGCCAGGAGAAGAACCAGCAGATGATGGAGCCTGATCGTGTGTACTTAAGTACAAAGGACTATCAGCCATTTTTACTTCCTTCCATTTTGGAAGGAGACGTTACTACTCTGAATCGAAACTAAATAGGGTATCTACTCCCTGATCTAATCCTTTCAAAGCATCAAGTACCTGCTTGTCTGGATCAACAGTCTCTTGTGATGCACTATTGATCGAACTAGTACTTTTTGGTATTTCCCTGACATTCTTCATCTGATTAAGCATATCATCCTTAGTAGCTTTAGCTACATTAGAAGCAACTTTTCCTCTATTCTTTAGATAGTAAATATCTTCAAGATTAATTCTGTGATCATTTGCCCAATCCATCATATCGTCAAACTCTTCGTCAGCCATTCCAGACTCCTTCTTGAATTGCTGAGCCTCAGCTGCACGCCTTTCAGCATCTGCGTCTGCGGCTCTGGTTTGGTTTTCAGTTTGGAGCTGTTGGTTAACTCTTTGATCAACAATACCACCAATAGTATGATTAAACAATCTTGCAGAATCACTTTGAGGATTTGCTACGGCTTCATCCATATCAAACTCAAAATCGTCAGGTAAACTTAACGCTTCCTTCACGTTTTCTGTTTTTCCACCATTTTGTAAATAATCCTTTACATTATTTACCAATCCTGGATCACTTTTCATTGTGTCCAAGATGGGAATAAAAGGTTTTATTTCATCAAGTGTGGACTTCATTTTCTGAGCCTCACGAGATGAATCTCTATACCTTTTTTCCCAATCAGTCGTTTCTATCGTGGAGTCAGACTCCTGAGTCTGAGTTACCGCTTCTGACTGCTCATCAGGGGTGGCGACTTCTACTGCTTCATCTTGATCAATGATCATCGAATTAACATCATTATCTAATGCAGAAAAGAAATCGTCACTGGAGCCAAAAACCGCTTTTTGTGCTTCATTTTCAGGCACAATTGCGCTTTCCGTCTCTGGGTTTGCCAGTTGTTCTTCTTTTGCCATATTTCCCCTTATTGTTTTCCATTCATAGACTTTTTAACCGCACTAAGTTCAACAGCCGCCTTTTGTTTAGCGACTTGCTGATCTTGTTCTAGCTTTGAAGCAGCGAGAGCCATTCTACCTTGAGCTTGGGTTGCTCCTTTACGTAACTCTGCTTCTACAGTGCGAACCTTGTCTTGTATGCCAGCTTGCACAAGCTGTCTTTCAAGTGTTTCGATGGTTCCATCCTTATCTTTAACTGCCTCTTCCAGTTCTTCTAACTGTCCAGTTAACTGAGCATATAAACTCTTACGTTGTATTATCTTTTCTTTATTGCGTATATCAGTTTCTGCTAATACTGCAACATCGTCTACAACACCGAGTTTCATCAACTCTTTCAGTTCAGCCAAGTAGGCCCATCTATTTAAGGGAAGTGTACTTCCCGAAATAATTCTTACATCAAATTTTGCGGCAGAATAGTCTTTCCATTTACCAACTGCCTCTCCTAAGTCATTATATATTGGAATATTAATTTCAAAAGTTCTTTCTTCCTGTATCGCAGAAGGCTGAACTATTCTAAAAACTTTATGTGCTTTATATACTGCTTGTGAATATTCTTTTATTACCTCACCAATTTGCTTTAATGCTGGTTCTATAGAACTTTTTAACCACTGCTTTACTCGTCTAGTTCCATATTCATCAAGGGCAAGCATACCACGATATGTATCATGTTGTGATTGAGTATCTCCTTGCATAGAAGAATAAATACCAGCAAGATACTCCATATCCCCTTTTCCTTCTTGTACTATAGAAAAGAAAGCACTGGATAATTGAGCTGGTAAAACTTCTTTAGGATTATCGTATCCTGAATTAACAGGTAACAATGCTCCAGGAGCTGTAGCGTTCTTTTCCCAATAATCAGTATCAATACTTCCCTCGTAATACATCCACCTTAAAGATGAGCCAAGAGATGCATTATGAACCATTAACTGATGAGCTTTATTTAATTCCCTTTGTTTTCCAACAAGAGGAGAAACTGCGCTCATTGGGAATGGTGTTCCTGTCCATTTATAAGAAATAGGAACAATTGGATATACAGAAACTGGAAGATGATATTCATATAGCGTTACGTCGCCAGATACGCAAGTTAATTTAATCCCTTCTTTAAAAAACTTGACTGCATCTGTAATGGTCTTTGCAAATTCTTCTTCTTCAAGTAATATTTTATATTCTTTCTCACTAACAATTTTATTCTGAATAATTGTAGCTTTTTTCTGTGCTTCTGCTAATAATTGTTGTTGAGCAGTCTGTAATTGTTCTTGATTTAATTTTTGCTGTTTCTCAAGCTCTAGTTCTCTTCTTTCAGGAATAACCTCTCCAGCTTCTACTCCCTTTGTAAGTTGTGCGTCTAATTCTTCTAAGGCAACATCCATCTCCTTTTTCATCTCTTCAAGTTTCATTTGAACTTGTTGCTGAATCTTTTCCATTTCATCAGCCGATGGAATGATCTGATAAAATACATTATAATATGGTCTGCGTTCCTTTTCGTAAGCCTCAAAATATTCTACCATCTCATCTGGGACATTTTTCTTGCCAAATGATTCTGTTATATCTTGAAATTGGAAATCATTTCCCTTTATTGATCCTTCAGAATAATCAAAGTCTGTAAGATGTGAACTAGTAGAACGCTTAATCTTTGCCTCATGCTCTGGAGATATATTAATTAACTGTGTTTTAGTCATTAATTTCCGTACTACAATATGAGAAGCATCTCTGAACAATGGATCTCTAGACTTTGGGTCTACATATACATCAAAAGGATCAGGCTGTTGGATAGTAACTTCACCCATACCCCTATCCATATTTGCATCAACACTAATCATTAAATACCCGACCCCTTTTGTAATAGCATCATTAACTGCATTACCAAATAGAGTACTGCCACTGGATAAATCCCATATGTAATCAGACATATCAGCAAATATAGCCGCAATATCTGCATCGCTGCCTTCTACACCAACCGCTTGCCACCTCGGATTAGAAGCAGTGGCGTAGAAGTTCAGCATTTCCACTACAGGAATAATTCTATTAATTGTGAATGTAGGCATCCCTTGATCTTCAAGGGTTGTCTTTTCAGTTTGACTTAACTGATTGTCGAGATAAAAATCATATCCCTTTTGGTTTACCTTCTGCCATTCCTGTCTAGTCGAGCTATTAATAGCATCGAACATCTCCCTGATTCGCTTTGCACGCTTATCTTGTCTTTTAGCCATTAAGCTACCACCCAACTTTTAGGTTTACTAACATGGCGTTTAAATCCATCCTTTGTAGAAGTAATACCGTGTGGCGGGTGTGCAAATTTGCACGCATACGCAAGCGCATCTATTGTATCATCATGCGCCATACGTGGTCCGAATGTAACAATTTCATGTTGTAAATCAAAATGAGATTCTCGTATCTTAATTGATCCAATTACTAGCCTCTGTGCCAGCACTCCTTGTATTCTATCCCTTTTACTCATTCTTGTTCCAGGTTTTTCTTCTTTAAACTTAACTGAGAAATCATTTTTTCTACGCATTTCACTAATTAATGATTGAAAAACAGGTCTTGACATAGTTGTATCTTCAATTACGCATAGTTGCGGATGATACATATGGGCATAGTCAAACATATGGTCTACAATGCCTTTCTTTCTTTCTCCTGGAATAGCTAACACTGGCAATCCTCTTTCTCTTATATAATCAATGACGTAAATAGTATTGTTCATATCTAC